TGATTATAATGAAGATGCAACTAGTGGTAAAATTAAAGGATTATTAACACATACCAATGTAAGAAAGGATAAGTTTGATTGCTATCCACATCCAGACTTAGTTGATATGATAATGAGTTTGAAATAATGGCTATAGTAAATAAAGTAGATTTAAAATTACAGGTAGATATTAATGAAACCATTAAGTATCAGATACTTACCTATTGTTTTTTTGAAAATATTTTAATTAGTAATTCAGATCTTAAGTGTTTGATGGAGTTATCTAAACAACCAAAAACTGAATTAACTAAATTTTGTATATTTTTAACTGAACAAGGAATATTTAAAAGCCCACAATCAGCCAGAAATGCTTTAGCAAAAGCAGAAAAGAAAAAGTTAATAGTTAAAAGTGGTATAAATAAAAAAACCATTTCAATTAACAAAAGTATTAATGTTCAAACAGATGGTTTGGTATTGTTGGATTATAAAATATTAGGACGTGAATCCCAAGAAACATAAAGATTTTAAAGCAGGTATAGCTGAAGAGGTTGGTGTACATCCACAAGTAGTGGATGATTTTATAACATTTTACTATGGTAAATTAAGAAAAAAATTATCAGCACTTGAATACCCAAGAGTAAATGTAGATGGATTGGGTACTTTTTATTTAAGAAAAACTAAATTAGAAAACTTAATTAAAAAGAATAAAAGTACACTGGGTAATTTAGCTAAAAGAACATACAATGGTTATGCTCAAAGTGAAACTATACAGAACAACATTGAACAAATGTCTAAAGCATTAGTACAAATGGAAGCTGATATATTAAGAAAAAAAGAATTTAAAGCAAAATAACTTTTACAATATGGAAGGAAAATGGAAAAAGTATTTAACAGTATTTAAAAATGCTGATCAAATAATAGAAGGCATTAAAAATAACATATTTAAAAAAGAACATATTGAAGCTGTTGCTACAGATAGATTTCAAATATGCATTAAGTGTTCTTTGTTTGATCCTAGTGGAGAACATTGTTTAGCTCCAGGTACACAACCTTGTTGTTCAGATTGTGGATGCAGTCTAGCATTTAAGGTTAGGTCATTATCAACATCTTGTCCTAAAGGGTTTTGGGATTCATTAATGACTGAAGAATTAGAAGATAAAGTAAATCAACAAATTAAAAATTAATATTATGACAGTAACAGAAATAGTAAATGATCTTTTAAAATATAATATGATCACTGCAGAAGCAGCTGTAGTATTACTTACAGCTGAATCAAAAGCTCAAGCGTTTGATAGAAAAAATACCAATCAAGTATTTCAACCTTATCATGGAGTACCTAATGGAAGTACAACCAACCCATATTATGTTTCTACTACTACTAATGATGTTATAGTTGGTACATCTAAAACAAATACAGGATTAAGTGCAGGGGCAAATGAATTATTAAAAGTAGAGTAATGGCAATCATATTCAAAGAAGCCGGGCATACTTATGAAAGCATAGAAGAGGATAACATTCAATGGTTGAGCGTTACCTCACTTGTTAGTAAGTTTAAACCTAAGTTTGATAAAGAAGGTCAAGCTAAAAAATCTGCAAAGAATAAAAAGTCTAAGTGGTATGGTATGACTGTAGAACAAATATTACAGGCTTGGGATAATGAAACAGAAAGAGCCATTAATCTTGGTAACTTCTATCATAATCAAAGAGAATCTGATATGCTTGATTTTAAAACCATTGAGCGTAATGGAACTGAGGTGCCAATTGTAAAACCTCTTATAAATGAAAATGGTATAAAATTAGCACCTGAGCAAAAATTAAGTGATGGTGTTTATCCAGAACATTTGGTTTATTTAAAATCTGTTGGTCTTTGTGGCCAAGCTGACGTTGTAGAAATTGTAGATGGGTATATTAACATCAATGATTACAAGACTAATAAGGAAATTAAAGAAAAAGGATATACTAATTGGGAAGGCATTACAAGTAAAATGTTTAAGCCAGTCAATCATTTAGATGATTGCAATTTAAACCATTATTCATTACAGCTCAGTATTTATGCGTATATTATTAAGAAGCACAATCCTTCTTTAAAGATTGGTAAACTTACAATTCAACATGTTAAGTTTAAACAGATTGGTGAAGATGAAAATGGTTATCCAATAAATGAACATTATAATGGTGAGCCTATCTTAGATGAAATAAAAATGTATGAAGTCCCATATTTAAAGGATGAAGTTAATTCATTAATAATGTGGTTAAAAGATAATAAATAAAATTATGGAAGATAAAATTTTTACACTAAAAGAATATATTGCTGTTATTGATAATGCTTATGCAACAGGTAAAGCTAATGCAACTATTGAAGAAAAAGAAAACTTAATAAAGCATATAAAAACATCTGGAATTAATTGGGCAGAAATTGTTAAAAATCAAAATAAATAAAATTATGGCAAGCGTAACACTTACACAAATACAATTAAGACAAGGAACTTCTCCAAATGGACAACCTCTAAATTTATATTGGAATGTTGATAGTTCTGCACCAATAAGTGTAGATCCAACTAAAATAATTGCTGTGGCATATGCATGGGATCCTATAGCAAATACATATATACCAGGTGCAATACAGGTATTTTCAGGTAATGGTTTTTTTTATAGTTCAGATTCTTATGCATCAGTTGTAGATTATATGAATCCAGTAACACCTTAATTATGTTAGTAAGACTATTTGATATCCAGAACAGTAAAGTAATTCCATCAGAACATTGCTATGCTTTACCTTTTTTAAATGCTATTATGGAAACTTATCCTGATAGTTATTTAAAAATTTATCAATATATATTTTATATGAGTTGTCCTAATCCAGATATGAATCCATTTTTCAATTTACCAGAACATGAAAAAGAAGATATTATTATTGAAGAAGTTCAGTTAGAAGATTCTCCTGAAGATCCCAAAATAAGATATGCATTAGATATGTGTTATAAATTATATGAAACACCTACCTTTAGGGCTTATAAAGGCATTAAATCAATGCTTGATAGATTGGCTAAGTATATGGAGGTAACGGCCATTGAACACGGTAGAGATGGTAATATAAACTCCATGGTAAATGCAGCAGCTAAGTTTGAACAAATTAGACAATCATATAAAGGAGCCTTTGTTGATATGAAACAAGAACAAGAAAGTTCTGTACGCGGAGGTGCCGGTTTAGCATATGACCAAATATAATGCAAGAAAAAAAAGAAAATTGGTTTTTCTGTTATTGGGATGAACCCACATTTATTAATAAAAAACAAAATAATAAAACTATTAAAATTAAAAAAGATGATACAACAAGTAATACCAGTAGGAAAGAAGTTATTGATCAAGCAAAAAAAAGCTGAATCATTTTATAAAAATACAAATATTATTATACCTGAAGCTGCTCAAAAAGTAGAAAATAAAGGTACTGTAGTTGCAGTTGGTGAAGGGATTACTGAAATTAAAATAGGTGATGTTATTCAATATAGTGAACATTGTTTACCAACAGCCATGATGCATGATGATGAAGAACATTTACTGATCCATGAAGGTGATGTATTTGCAAAATTTAAGTATGTATAAATCCATACCCACATATAAAAATAAATGTTGGACCAAAACAGACTTTGAAAATAAGGAAGATTTTGCAGATTATGTTTTAAGTATATTTGGTGTTCCGGGTCATTATGAATTTAATGAGCTTTCATTTAAATTTAATGAACAAGCTCAAATGTTTAATGATCAGGGATTTTATTGTAATAAACCATTTAGATCTAAGGATTTTACTAACTATTGGGAAGACCAAAAGATTAAATGTAGAGAAGGGGTTATTTATGATGATGGTAATAAAAGCTGGTATTTAACCAGAGATTATTACATGTGGTTAAATTTTTTACCAATCTTTGATAAAGAAGAAAAAAAGTATGGCTTTGCTAAAGTAAGAGATGCCCAATATCATATGGCTCTTTATGAATTATTAGCTGAGTTAAATAATAAACATTCTGCAATACTTAAAAAACGTCAGATTGCATCTTCATATTTTCATATGGGTAAACTTATCAATACCTATTGGTTTGAAGAAGGTAGTATTTGTAAGATTGGCGCATCACTTAAAGATTTCATAAACGACAAAGGTTCATGGAAATTTTTAGATGAATATAAAACATTTCTTAATGAACACACTGCTTGGTACAGACCAAGTAATCCAGAAAAAGTTTTATTATGGCAACAACAGATTGAGGTTAAAGTTGGTAACAGAAAAACAGCAAGAGGTTTAAGATCAAAAATACAAGGGGGATCATTTGAGAAAAATGCTACTACTGGTGTAGGTGGTCCATGTACATACTTCTTTCATGAAGAAGCGGGTATTGCTCCAAAGATGTCTGAGACATATGAGTACTTGCGTCCTGCAATGTCTTCCGGTATGATGACTACGGGTATGTTTATTGCTGCGGGTTCAGTGGGAGATTTAGAACAATGTAATCCCCTGAAAGAAATGATTACTAATCCAATAGCAAATGACATATATGCCGTTGAAACTAATCTTATTGATGCAGATGGTACAATAGGTATGGCTGGTTTATTTATTCCAGAACAATGGTCAATGCCACCATACATAGATGATTATGGAAACTCTTTAGTAAAAGAAGCTGAAGTAGCAATACATGAAGAAAGAGAAAGATGGAAGAATGAATTAAATGGTGAACAGTTTCAATTAAGGATATCTCAGAAACCTTTAAATATTGCTGAAGCATTTGCCTACAGAAAAGCATCTATATTTCCTCAAGGTATTTTGAGTAGACAACAAAAAAGAATTGAGGAAAAAGAATACCCCTATGAACTAATTGAACTAGATAGGGATGAAAAAGGTATTTTTGCAAAAAGAACTAGCAAGCTTCCAATTAGCAGATTTCCTGTAGATAAAAAGCAAGTGGATAAGACGGGTAGTATTGTTGTTTGGGAACGTCCTGTCAAAAGTCCTGAGTTTGGGGCTTATTATGCCTCTATTGACCCCGTATCAGAAGGTAAGACAACTACTTCTGATTCCCTATGTAGTATCTTTGTATATAAGAATGCAACAGAGGTTACAAGAACCATGATATCAGGAGATGTAGAACAATTCTTAGAGAAAGATAAAATTGTAGCATCATGGTGTGGTAGATTTGATGATATAAATAAAACACATGAAAGACTAGAGTTAATTATAGAATGGTACAATGCCTGGACTATAGTTGAAAATAACATATCTTTGTTTATACAGCATATGATTGCTAGAAAGAAACAAAGATATTTAGTACCTAAACAACAAATATTATTTCTAAAAGATCTTGGTTCAAACAATAGTGTTTACCAAGAATATGGATGGAAGAATACTGGTACATTATTTAAAAGTCATTTGATATCATATGCAATTGAATTTTTAAGAGAAGTCATAGATGAAGAAACTGATGTTGGTGGAGTTGTAACAAATCAAACATTAGGTGTTGAAAGAATACCTGATCCAATGCTTATTAAAGAAATGCTAGCATATTACCCAGGTCTTAACGTAGATAGACTGGTGGCATTTGGGGCACTAATAGCTTTTGTTAAAATACAAC